GCACGTTCAACGATCATGTCGTAGATGACAACATGGCCTCCGCTGTGCGTGTCTACGTAGACTACGTTAACTCAGTCGCGGAAGAAGAAGCGCCGGCCTTGCTGAAGTTGGAGCAACGCTTCAGCCTTGAGGCCCTCGATCCGCCGATGCCGATGTTCGGCACCAGCGACTGCACGATCTACGGCAAAGAGACTGGCAACCTCTGGGTGATCGACTACAAGCACGGCCAGGGCGTAGCTGTAGACGCGGAAGACAATCCGCAGCTAAAATACTACGCGCTCGGCGCTGTGCTGAAGATCGGCAATCGCGCCCCGATCAACGCGATCCACACCGCGATTGTCCAGCCGCGCGCACCGCATCGTCTGGGTTCGATCCGGACGCACAGCTATACGAAGGATGAAATCCTCGGCTTCGGCACCGACCTGATTGACGCAGCGCACGCGGCTATCAAGCCCGACGCGCCGCTTATTGCCGGCGACCACTGCAAGTTCTGTAAGGCGTCGGGCACTTGCTCGGCTTTGCGGAGTAACGCTCTGGCCGTAGCGCAGGATGAGTTCGGCGTGACGCGCAGTGTCGAAGACCTGACGCCGGAAGAAGTTGCAAATTATATGGACAAGATTCCGCTCCTCGAAGAGTGGATCAAGTCTATCCGCCGCCACGCGCACACGATGCTTGAGACTGGGCAGGCGCTGCCCGGCTTCAAGCTGGTTGAGAAGCGGCCGACTCGTCGTTGGAAGAACGAAGAGGAACTGCTGGCGTGGGCGACGACCGAAGGTCTCGAAGACGATGACATCTACGATAAGAAGTTGAAGTCGCCTTCGCAGATCGAGAAGGTAGTTGGCAAAAAGAACTTGCCCGCTACTCTCGTAATGGCGGTGTCAACTGGGGTCTCGATGGTCCCTGATACCGACAACCGACCGCCAGCCGCGCTCCTTGCGGCTGACGAATTTGACGTGACTGAGTAAATAAGGAAACTCCGATGACCAAGGTAATTACCCCTGAAGCCGTTATCAGCTACCCGCATATCTTCGAGCCGCAGACTCCGCCGGGAGCAAGCGAACCCGTCTATTCCTGCTCTCTGGTGTTTCCAGACGGAACCGACATCACCGATCTCAAAGCCGCAGCCCTCGCCGTTGGCAAAGAGAAGTGGGGCGACAAGTTCAAAGCCCTGCTCCAGTCCGGAAAGATTCGTATGCCGTTCCGCGAAGACGGTGTCGAGAAGGGCTATCCTGAAGGCTCGACGTTCATGAACGTTAAGTCGAAGCAAGCGCCGCAGGTCGTGTCGAAGTTTGCTGGCGCCGACGGCAAGCCCGCCCCGATCACTGATCCGAAGGAAATTTATCCTGGCGCCAAGGTCCGTGCTTCGCTGCGCGCCTACGCTTACAGCGTCAACGGTAACAACGGCGTGGCCTTCAGCCTCGGCAACATCCAGAAGACGGATGACGGCCCGCGTATGGACGGTCGCCTCTCGGCTGCTGATGAATTCTCTGCCGAAGCTCGTCCGTCCGCAGACATTTCGGACTTGGATGATCTCTTGTGATTTGACTTGTCTGCTATAAAGCAGTACAAACTGGGGCCGGGAGTTTGGAAGTCCTCCCGGCCCCTTTTAACTGCTATGTAGGAGCAGCTAATGACCAAGCATATTATGACCGCGGAAGAAGCGCGTCAACTTTTTACGTACAACGAAGAAACTGGCGAACTGCACTGGACAATAGATGTCCGGCCGCGCGCAAAGAAAGGCGAGGTAGCCGGATTTATATGTCCGGCCGATGGCTACCGACGTATAGGCTACAAAGGTTCTATAAATCTTGGACACCGAGTGATGTGGCTGTTCCACATGGGTCGTTGGCCACATAAGTTCCTCGACCATATCGACGGGAACAGAGCAAACAATCGTATAGAGAATTTACGTGAAGCGTCTCGTACTGACAACAACAGAAACGTAGCAATACAGCGCAATAATACTTCTGGTTATAAAGGGGTTAGTTTGATGCGACGCGACAACGTGTGGGTCGCGCAGATAACTGTTAACCGAAAGAACTATTTCCTGGGCCGCTTCGCTACACCAGAAGAAGCACACGCCGCGTATTGCAAAGCGGCGAAAGAACTTCACGGCGAGTTTGCTAACACTGGCTAGTCCAGAACCTCAGAGATCATCTGGGCTTTCTTAGCAAGTGCGCGTGCAACTATTTCGTCGCAGGAATTTGCAAGGCCAAATGACCGCACGATCACTGGCTTAGACTGGCCGATGCGGTGGCATCGCTTTGAAGCCTGGGCGTTCGTTGCTGGCACCCAGTCCATCTCCACGAAGACAACTTGGTTCGCAGCCGTGAGCGTGATCGCGGTCGAGCAGGCCGTGATCTGGCCGATGAAGACGCGGCACGACGGGTCAGTCTGGAACCTATCAATTTCGGACTGTCGCTCCTGATTTGCCATACCGCCCACCACGTAGGCCGGGTTGAACTCCGCCAGTTCTTCGCGCAACGCTTCGAGCGCGGCGCGGTGATAGGCAAACACTACCACCTTGTCGTAGGCATGGTCCTTCAACTCGGCCGATAACTGCGCAGCGACCGGCTTCGCCTTGGCCAGTGCGGTGAGCCGGCGGAGCGAGGCCATGCTGGACACAATTGAATCGAGTTTGCCGGACACGTCGTCTTGCGTGACGGCGCTTTGCAAGATAAGCTCGACGGCTTGGCGCTCGTCCGGGCTTTCGATGTGGGCCGTGTCGTCCCAGTTGGCGACTTCGACTACGGTGTCCTGCCACCACAGCGGCGGCAACTCCGTCAGAACTTTATCGGCCTTGCGGCGGAGCATGATCGACTGGAGGATGGACTTGAACTCGCCCATTCGTTCAGCTTTGTTGCCTAAAACCTTAAGACCGAACTGCCTGTTCCAGGTCTTGCAGAAATACAGAGTATAATCGACGAAGTTTAATGGGTAGTTCCATATCGCTTTAAGATGAGTCCAGAAGTCAGAGACATCATTAGGAATGGGAGTGCCGCTAAGAAGCCAAACACGGTCGCTGAAACGAACAAGACCGTCGCCACGACAGTACTGACCATATAGGTACTTTGTGCGCTTAGCTTGACGATTTTTAAGATAGTGCGCTTCGTCGATGACGAGAACATCCGGTTCCAGTTTGGCGATCTCATTACGCGCTTCCTTCGATTGCGTTAGTTTGTCGTAACTGTAGATTACTACTTCGCGCTCGATCTTACCCCAGCGTTCGAACTCGCGGCGCCAGTTAATCTTGGCGATGGCTGGACAGACTACGGCAACTTTCTTCAGGCCAAGCTGGTCGCACGCGGCTATGACTTGGATCGTCTTGCCTAGCCCCTGCTCATCCGCGAGAAACGCCGCGGGATTTTCTGCGAGGAATTTTGCCCCCGTCTTCTGATACTCGAATAGGTGATCCATTCTCCAGCCTCTCTGCGGCGTAGCAAGCAATCAGCGCAGCATCCGCCCGCCCGTCGTCCTTCTTCCGTGCGAAGAGGTGCGCCTGGTCAGGGAAAAGTTCTTGCGCTCTTGCTCGGCTTCCGTCCTTTCCGCCAAACAATCGCATAGCCTTAGTCCACGTTTGCGGCGGGATCAAGGCGAAAGGAATGTCAAGCGCGGCCAGCACGCCTTCGAGTACACCAGCCGCACGGCCGAAGCTGAAAGTAGAAGCGACGCCTTGCCCCGGCATCGAGTGGACTTTCTCGACGGCTGCGGTCATGCCCTCGGTTACATGTAACCGCAACGCAGAAGAAAGGGCCACGGCGTCAACCTGATTGACGGTCCGTGGCCCTCGCTTAACCTTAGTAGTGGGCATATCTATAACGACAATCGAACGGTCGTCCGTGTCGAGAAGTACCAAAGCGCCAGAAGCGCCGGGGTCAACGCCCAGGATTTTCATGGGCGAACAGTATACGTTTAGAACTTAGTGCGCAAGTGACTACGTGGCCCCAGCTTTTTACGGTGCCGAAGACCGACTGGCTTACTACGCCGCTTGGCTTTTGGCAGCGGTTTCCATGCACCTTTAACTACAGTCTTGGCCATTACTGTGCGGCTCCTGCCTTTTGCAACTGAGTGTATACTTCGTACTTGACGGCATCGCGGTACATATCCCGCGACTGTTCGAAGACTTTGCGGAACACACGGCGTTTCTGTTCGTCATCAAGACCGACATACCACGGCTGCTTGACGATCTGATCGAGTTGCTGCTTCGCGACAGCGCCTGACGCGTAGGCAAAGCGGCGGTGCAAGTCCTGCGGTATCTCGTACTTCTGCCCGTTGATAGTGACAAACTTGTCGGGCTTACCCGCAACGAACATGATCTTTGCGGCCTCGGTCTTGGCTGGGCTTGACACGTTCTGCTGCGATACACGAACAGGGGACAAAAGGTTGAACGCAACAGCAGCCGCGCCACCTTCACTCGGCGTTTTAAATCCGGTGCGGGTGATGCGGTCGCCCCACGGGTCGAGCCGCGAAGGAAGATTATCGCTAAGACCAGGCACGCGTGACTTAGCTGTGTTGAGCAACTCGCCAGCAAAAGTCTCGGCTGTCGTATCGCGTAGGATGGGGTCGATAGCAGAGGCCGTTTGCGGAAGAACGTTCGGAATAAACGACGCCGCCATCTTCTTAACGTAACCTTCGCCGTACCGATCCGGGTCCGAGAAGGCTTCCATCAGGTCGGAGATACCTTGCAGATAGGTCTTGCTGGCAAGGTTCTTCGCGATAGCCAGCGTGATGGCCGTGCCTGCTTCCTCAAGCTGCTTCTTATCCATGAACTTGCTAAGCGTAGCAAAGTCCGCAGCCAAACCAATCTGCATAGCAAGCGGTTCAAGCCGGCCGTACTGATAGTACTTGCCGCCAATCTTGATGCTCTGCGGCTGCCAGCCCGTAGCCAAAAGCGCAGCGCGCTCAGCCGGATCGCTTGGGCCGTTGCCCGTTACGATACCTGCTTCGGCCAGAGCAGCAACGGACCCGGCGATAGCCGTACCGAGAGTAACCCGCGCCAGTGCTTCATCCCGCGCCCGACCGCCCTTAGTAACGTCCGTCCAAAAACTCTTGGCCAGAGGCGCCAGCGGAGTACGGCCGAGTGCTTGCTTAAGGATGTTGACTGGCGTGCGGACAAATGGGACGATGAAGCGGACAGGCCACGCGGTCTGCGTGACGCGCTGTGCCAACTTACCGTACTTGCCGAGTTCATTCTGGAATGTCATGACTTCGGCGTGCTTCGTCGCCGCGTCACGCATCTGCTTAGTCGGGTTAGCTAGATAGTTCTTGTACAGTTCGGCGCGCTTTGCTGCGTCACCGCCAGCTTCCTTAGCAGCCTGGGCGTATGCCTGCGCAGCCAGTTCACCTTGGCTGTTGATGGCCTTGAACAATTCGTCTTCCGCCGTAAGCAACCGACTTGGAACACGGATTACTTCGCCCGTAATACCGCCAATAGCTTTCTTTTGTTGTTCTACTGCGGTCTTTGCGCTTCGCGCTTCTCCGGTACGGATGGCTTCGGCGAACAGACGAAGACCATCTTTCGCGCCCTGCAACATACCGACCATGCGCGCTTTAACTTCGCCGGAAGTGATGCGGTCTTCAGAGCGAAGTACCTTTCCGATACCGGAAGCTAGTGCCTTTTCCGGGAGAGACATGAAGCTGAAAAGCGTATTTGAAGTTACGTTTACAGCGTGCGTCGTCGGCCCCGCCAGCAGGCCGTTAATCCAAAATTCGGAAATCTTATCGCCAAATCCAGGCTTCGTCGCCTCACCGACAAATTTCGATACGGCTTCCGGAGAATTCAGCGTGCCGATCTTGCGCAGAAACTCATCGATTGCCGCGGGGTCCGTAATGTCGGTATACTGGCCGATAGCCATCTCGACGGCGCGAGAACGATCCGACCCCTGAACTTCACGCAGCGACCGCATAGCGCGGCCGAGTTCTGCCGTGGCGCCAGCCAACTGCTCTTGAAACGCAGCCTGGCGCATGACCGCTTCGAGCGCCTTAGCCCGCAGGTTCTGGTCGCCAGTCGCCATGTATTCGCGGGCGGTAGCGAACAGGTCTTCCGCACTAGCGACAACCGCGCGGCGTGCAGCCGTAGTCTGTTCGGCGTTGAGCGGCTGGCCGATCTTGCGGCCGATAATGTCTTCTAGGTCAACCTTGTCCGCGAGACGATTGATCTCTTCAATCGGCATCACGCCGCGACGTGCTTCGACGAACGCGTCGTTAGTTGCCGCCACCTCGTCAAGCAAACGCTTAACGTCGTCGGTTGTTTCGAGCTTAGTGACGTTGATATTACCGGCGCGGTCAACAACAGGCGCAGCCTCTTCTACCGGCGCGGCCATGTTCTCAAGCGTGCGCGCAGCACGGGCTACGTTTTCCTGCGTTACAGGAATGGTAGGAACCGCTTCTGCTGCTGCAACCGGGGCCGGTGTTACCGAAACTTCAGGGGTAGCTACAGGCTTCGGCGCTTCCACAACTTCCGGTGCAGCGGACGGACGCGCTAGACGCGGTGCCGGTGGGGGCGTGATCGGCTCGGCTACTTCTGCGATACGTGGCAGTGTAGGGGTAGCGCGTGACGGAAATTCGGGGACTGTAGCAAACGGGTACTTCATCGTCGCGAAGTCAGCGATGCCAAGTGCCTGTTCTGCGAATGACGTTGGCGTCTGCTTTACACTGGTCAGCGCCTCAATCGCGGGCAACACGCCGATGTTTTCGAGAAGTTGTCCGGTCCCCTGGGCGGCGCCCATAAGACCAGCCTGCGCCGTAGTGTACGCAGCCGCACCAATGTCCCCAAGCGGGGCGTAAAGATACTTGCCGAGAACGCCGAGGTTCTCAAGTGCGGCGCGATTCTCCGGATCAAGACCAAGCGACGGCTCTGCGGCTAATACATCGCCAGCACCCGCAATAGCTGCGCCAAGCGGCGTTGTATCGGCAGGAGACGGAACCTGCGGCAACTCGGCTGTGGGCTGCTGGTCAATAACGCCGGGAAGGAACCGAGCGCCCTTGCCGTAGTCCACCATTTGCTGAGTAAGTTTAGGGTCAAGGGCTACGCCATTGTCCGCTGCAAACTTAATCAGTGCATCCGCGCTGGCACCAGCGTCCAGCATCTGCTGAAGCGTCTGCGCCAGCGCAGTGCTTTCATCGATCTGCGTCTTGGCGGTAGCGTCTGCCATGTAGTCCTCGATTTATAAGATCAGTCGGGTGCGTTGCCCATCGATGGCCCGCCAAAGAATGAACCGCCTCTGGCCTGCTTCATGATCTTACCGGCATCAGGTCCATTAGTCACGCGGACAAACCCGCCCGGAAGAACCTGACCTTGGGCAAAAACTGGCGGAGAACCAGGCGCTCCACGTTCGTACACAACAGTCCGAACCTTACCGTCCGGAGACTTGCCTTCGCCGGAACCGTCGCCGCGCTTGAACCGCGCCTGGTCCAACCGCACACCGATCCAACCACGCGCAGATGCGTCCTTCTGCGCCGGGGTCATGCCGGGGCTATAGGCAAGTACCTTCTGTTCGGCGTTGAGGATAGGTTGGCCAGTACGCTTATTGATCCATACTTCTTCAGCGATGCCGTCGCCGTTGTAGTCGAACTGCTTCCATTCGCCTTCAACGTTTTCCGGAAGACCAGTCAGTTCTTGAACGGACTTGTCGCTCATGACCATGAACGTCTTGCCGTTAATCTCTTTGGTCTGAAACGGCGTGGCGTCCTTAGTGAAGTCAGCCATACGCTTGACCTGCTCATCCATAGGGAGAGCCAGAAACGCCTTGCGCTTGTTCTCGTCGGTGATGGTCTTGGCGTACTCTTGAGCAGCGCCCGTGAACTTAGCACGCTCATTCATCGCGGCCTGAAGCTGCGCCAACTGAAGCTGAGTAGCAGCGCGGTTCTGCGCAGTCTGCTGGACGCTGGCCATAACCGCCTGCGGCGAAACCTGCGAACCCCGGCTGGCGGACTTCAGCAGCGCGCCAAGCGCGGCCAGCTTTTCACCGCCGGAAAGCGTCGAAGCGACATCGCCCTGAAGCGCCTTTTGTATGCTGTCCAGAGATGTAATATCCGGAAGAGTATTCTTAACGTCGTTGCCAACAGGAAGAGCAGTGCTGCGGCTACGACCGCCGATGCCGAGAGTTTGAAGGATACCCATGTCGAACCTCTATTAAAGGAAGCCGAGCGTCTTAAGCCCGCCGAGAACACCAGCAACATCACCGGCCGTGCCGAGGAAACCCTGGCCCGGCGTAGTCGAAGTCTGAGTTGACGACTGCACATTCGGCAGGCCCGTGAGGCCCGACTGAAGAATGCGAAGCTGCTCGACCGGGTAGCCGCGCTGTGCGAGGAAGTCCTGATAGGCCACGTCGAGGTTCTGCTGAGCAAGACCGCGCTGCGCCTGGCCAGCGGCCTGAAGCATACCGGCGCGGGCCTGTTCCTGCTGAAGCGCCTGATTGCCGTAGCCAGCAAGAGCCGAAGCACCAGCCAACTGCTGACCCGGAAGGGCCTGCGCCATCTGCGCGGCCTGGCCGTAACCCTGGCTGTACAGGTTAGCCAAGGTTTCAGCCATGTTGCGTTCCTGTTCGCCAGCAAGCTGCGCTTCGTAGACACCACGACGTTCATTGCCAAATGCCTTCGAAGCCGCAAGCTGCGCCTTGGTAGCAGCGTCGCGCTCAGCGCGGGCCTGCGACAGACGAGCCATTGTAGCATCGATCACATTCTGCTGGTACGGGTTCATGAAACCCTGCACATTCTGCTGGAACTGCTGCGGCGAGAACATCGCTGCCTGCTGCGCGACCTGAGTGGCCTGCGCCAGTTCCGGCGCGCCGACGCGGTTTGCCGCGGCCTGCTGCGCCATCTCGAATGCCTGCTGTTCGGCAGGGCGGAAACCGGCAACGCGCGGCCCGCTGTAGGGCTGATACGGCAGAGAGGCGACCTGCTGCGCCGCCGTCATGTTGCGCGTCAGCGCCTCTTTAATAAACGGGTCCAGCGTATTCTGCTGGGTTGTCGTTGCAGTCTGACCGCCTTTAGACATACTTAAAGTTCCTTAATCACCGTAGTGCAGAGGTGTTTCGCGCCACGGCTTTCTAAAACCCTCATCCAGCCCTTCCTGCCTGAAACCGAAAGAGATGTACACCCAACTACCTTAGCATAGATTTCAATGGAATCCCACATCTCAAGTAACTCTTCCATCTCACCCCCGGCGAGAAAAATATGGAAGACTTTCTTTTTCGGATAGAGGTAGATTTCCGTGATTACCGCGCTGTTCTTGCCCGGCCAGAGTTGAAACTGTCCGGCTTCAGTCCCGGCCCATATGTCTTCGATGTCGTGCGTCCCGTTGGAATAAGCCAGCGCGTCTTCAAGCCACTTAGCACACCGATCAAACTCTTCGCGCAGTTCCATCTTATTGCTGCACCTGCGTAACCGCCAAGACAACCGCCGGAGAAGCAGGGGCAAATGCCGTCGCGGCCACCGTGTCGATAGTCACCGCCGTATCGTCTGCGGCGTAGCAAATCTCGATGTAGTCGTTCGCGGCCAGTGAGAAGAACTCTGAGAGCGAGATCGGCACGTAGCCAGAGTTAATAGCGATAGAGACAAGCCGCGCGCTGTTGGCGATGTCGCTGCCGTTCTTGCGGAACCAGACCCACACTGTCTTGGCCGACGAGCTTGTGCTAGTAATCTGCACTGTCGCGTCGAACTGATAGAGGCCGGACTGCGACACGACGATCCGCGAAGTGGGCGAACCGCGCGAGATGCCGTTGGCGACCTCTGTGCTGTCGAACGTCAAAGCATAGGCGGTGTTAGCCGCCGCTGGCGTTGCGTCCGTCGTCTTGGCGAACTCGCCGTAATACTTCTGCTGCTCAATCGTCGGACGCACAAACAGAACGCCGTTAGTGGCGTCGGAGATAACACACGCCGCGATAGGGATGACGTTATTCGGCGCTGTCGGCTTGGTCTTGGTCAAACCCCCGGCCGTAGTTGGCGAGGCATAAAGAATATCGCCAGGGCTAAACGCGCTGGTATTAAGGCCACGCACAAAACCCCAAGTGCAACAGTAGCCCTTCTGCCCGCTGTCCGGCAGATCGTGCGTCATGATGCCAAGGATATAAAGCGTCGGGGTAGAGCCATCCGCCAGATACGGCGCTACAAGAAGTGCGTTTGACGTAGCCCCGGCGAAGCCGACGACAGTGCCGTTCGGGATCGTGACCCCGGTGGTGTTGCCGACACGGGCGTAAGTCTCCTGCCCGATCTGCTGCGTAACCCCGTACTCCATGCCGAGGTCAAGCGTCTGATCCGTATCATTCCACGCCAGCCGCGCCGTCTGCATCGTGTGCGGAAGGCCGGTAGTGAAGTCGATCTCCGGCGTAACCAGCTTTTCCGGATACGGAATGACCACATCGGAACCGCGGCCATACCGCTTGTTCACCTCAACTTCCAGCGTGCGATTACGCTGCGCTTCGGTCAACGGGTTGTAGGTTGGCGGGGGCGAGGGAAGTTTCATCGCCGGCCACCGCCAATCGCTTCAAGCCGCATCGTCCCGACACGCCAATCCGTGTTATCCTGCGCGATGATCTTCATCTTTACTTGGCGTCCGTTGAAGCGAACGCTCGTCGGGTTGGCCATGCTGTACGGCCCGTAGCTCCAGACCGGCGCATTCGGATAATACTTCGTCGAGAACGAAACCGTGACTTGGCCCTGGGTGCGCTCGTCCGGGATGAGTTCGTTGACGTAGAATACCCGGTCGCCGTTGCCGATCTGTATCGGGCCGGACTCCAGATATACTTCTTCGCCAGCATGGTTCACGCCAACTTCGTGATCGTAGATGTAGCCATCCGGCGTGACGTACAGCGGATTGGCGAACTGACCACGATCAGTACCCGCTGCGCGCGCGAGCGTTCCGATGGTCCAGTAGTTCTGGCTGTAGTCCCATACGACGTAGCGGTTATTCTCCATCGAACTTGCCGACGGATAGAACCACCACACTTCGTTGAACTGCGAATTATTGACGGCGTAGACTTTGCTGATCTGCGCCTGGTTGATGTCGCTGAAAACGTAGTCCGACACTTCGCACGGCACCGACTTGACGTAGCCGTCGTACATGAAGAAGCCACGCGTCCCCATCCATACGGCAAAGTTGTCCTGCACGGCAATCGCGTTCGCTCCGGCGAGACCACACGCACGACCTGCATATTCAGAAGTATAAACGAACGGCTGGCCAGTGTAGGTAACGATATGCGCGTCCATGTCGGTCAGGATCAGGTTCTGACCGCGGACGCGCTTACCTGTGACAATTTTGCCACCAGTCTGGAGAATAAGACTGCCGGCGTTGTTTGTGCTTGAGGGCGTCCAGACCGTGTTATCTTCGAGATCGGACCACTGGATTTTGCGCGGATTACCGCCGGCACCCAGCGCCATCATCGAGCGCTCGTTCGTTACAAGAACGCCGGTGTTTCCAGTCGGCGCGTTTGTGACGGCCGCAGCCTTTGTCGGCGTAGTCGCGTCAAGCTGCCATTCGTAAATCTTGCCGTCATAGTTTGAGCAAGCGACCAGATACTCGCCCCAAGTGTCCATCGTCCAGGTCGTTGCCGGCGTGGTTGAACCCACGTCGGGACGCGGTACGCCGTAATATCCAGCGCTGTATGCGCCAACGGAATAGCCCCCGCCGACAGTCGCATCGGCGTTGCCCGGCGTAAAGCCGGTCGGCGTGATGTCCACGACAACGCTTGACTGAGTGACGGCGTAGAGCTTCGTGTGAGTGCCGACGCCGATCCAGCGAGTGTTGCTGTTGTCGCGCCACGTAATGATGCCGCGCGGCTTGCCGTTCATCTGGGTCGTGGTACGCTGCTGCCACCCGCCAATCGGCCGGATCATGCCTTCTACCCAGCGCACAAAGTTCGCGTCGTACCACCGGCCCGAAGCGTCAAGCTCAGTGCCGTTGCGGTAAATGCCCGGTGGTAGTTTGATCGGAAGAAGGGCCATGTTTGCGTCCGTAGTTAACTGTTCACCGTATATCAGTTTTTAGCAGACTTTGCATCTACCGGACAATCGTGTTCGCAAACGCAGATATAGCGGCTATTATGGGCCTCAATCTCCGCAATAGTTTCGGCGGTGTCCTTCAGACTATCGTAACTGATTGGCTTCGTGATCTTGCAATAGTCACTGACTACGGCGGGCGCGGTCGAATCTAGAACGCAGCCGCTCAGTCCGAACAGGATCGGGAGTAGCCACAGCTTGTTCGGCTTGTTCTTCACGGCGCTGCACCTCCTGTAGATCGGCCTCGCGCTGCTGCGCCTTTCCGGCCTCGAGCAACTGCCGATCTGCAAAAAGCCTAAAGACGGCTTGAAGCAAACCGAACAGTTGCTTGAGTAACTGGATCACTTCACGCCGTTACGAACGAACGCAGCGAGAAGCGCAGTAAACACCAGGTTGGCGGTCTGCATCAGGTCGGCATCGCCAACGAGATAGGCGCCAACGGCAGTGAGAACGGCGATTCCGGCCGTGATGTAAGTCTTATAACCTGCAAGCATCTTATTACTCCTTATGGATATTGCTTCCAAGGAAGCTGCCAATGCGGCCCGTCCTTGAATGTACGCCAATCTCCGCCCCATTCAATCGGAACTTTGAGTTCGGCTGCGGCCTGCTTAACAGCCTTTGCGATCTTAGCATAGAGTGGCCAGTCCCAACGAATCTCGCCATCAATGACAGCCGCGAGATCAACGGCATGGCCCGTAATATGACGCGAACGCATTGTCTTTGAAGCACCCGACTTCACAAGTTGTTGCTGACGTGCAACAGTACGCAGGCCTTCGATAACGCTGAAGTCTACTTCCGTAATTTGGATAGCGCGCTCGACTACACGGACCAGATCGGGATGTACGCCCTTGAGTCGTTCCTTCGACTTAGCGCCAAGAACGAAAGACATTATCCGCCAACCTTCATCTTAAATGCAGTCCAGATAATCCCAACCGCCACGATCACACCGGATAGCCACTTAATAAAACCCACGACGCCGGACGCAGTTTTCCATGCGTCAACCAGACCGGATACGGCGGTTGACAAATCTTCTACCTTCTGGGTCAGATCGACAATTTCTTTTTGCAAGAGAGCGATCTCTACTTCGTGCTGCACATCAGACATAGTGGACCCTACACTAAATAAGCTACAAGAACGACAGCGGCCGTGGGTGCGGCCACATCTACTACGGACTTAATAGTCCACACTCTACCTTGGAACCCGCCATGCCACGGCATATTAGCGCGGACTCCAAAGCCGTAACGTTCGATCCAACGATACTCCGCCTGGGCATGTTCACGTCCGGCGTATAGGCCAATGGCAAACGCCGCTCCGGCCCACCAATCGCCAGTCAGCAAACCGATTGCTGCTTGACAAAGAAGACCGAGGGCGGCGTGTACCATCTTACTTGGCTTCGAGTTCTGCAACGCGGGCCGAAAGATCGTCGATCTTTGCGTTTGCCTCCTGCAATGCTTTCAGCAGCATATACGGCAGGACGCTACCCTTGAGGACTTTGTAGCGGATGCCGGTATCGTCGATGTCCTGAAGAGCCTCTTCGACAAGGCCGGGAAACACCTCTTCGACTTCTTGCGCAATGAGGCCCAGTTCACGCGGCTTATCTTCCGCGTCGGTGTGCCAGTTATACTTGACCACACGCAGCTTGCAGATGTCATCAAGATACCCATCGCGGGTGCTTTCGATATTCTTCTTCAGACGGTAATCCGACGACCACGAGCTAGTGCCATTGCCGTACAGATACCAGATGTTCACGCCCTGCGTCACACCGGCATAGTGGTACGACGAAGTGCTATTGCCGGTGTTCTGGAGGTTAGAGAAATAACTATAGACGTTGCCGGTCGTACTATCGTTATACGAGTTGATTACCGCAGTAGGGCCAGAAGCCGCCCGAACGTCGAGGCGTCCAGAAGGGCCTGTTACCCCGATCCCGACGTTGCCGCTGCTGTCGATGCGCATCCGGCTGCTACCGCCGATAGACCAGTCGTAATAGCAACTTGCAGACGTATTCCAGATGAAGCCGTCAGTTCCGCCAGCGGTCGGCGTACAGTCGAGTGTCGAGGAACCAGTTTGCAGGCGGAGTACACCGAGCGACCCAACTTCAAGCTTTTTGCTGGGGCTGCTCGTCCCGATCCCGACGTTGCCGCTGGAATTGATGACCATGTTGACGTTAGCGCGGGAATTGTTCCCGAACTGGAGCGCGTCATTGGTGCGGTCAGCCCAGATTTGCCAGTTGCGCTGACCTTGGTTCTCAAAACCGATACCCGCGCTGTTGCTGCCCGAGTTCGTCGCGCTGATCCAAGCCTGCGTATTGCCGTTCTGGCTCAGGTGCAGCAGGTAGCTAGGCGAACTCGTGCCGATCCCGACATTCGTGCCGGTGTCGTAGATCACCGACGCCGACACAGCCGAAGTGCCGTTGCCCTTCAGTACATACCCGCTGGTCAACGAGGTAGCGCCAGTGCCGCCGTTGGCGACAGGAAGTGTGCCGCTAACTTGGGTCGTGAGGCTGACAGTGCCCGACAAATCGCTAGTCGGTATAGTGGCCGATGCGGTTAGCGCGGAAGTCCCGCTCCCCTTGACGTAACCCGTGAGCGTCGTTGCCCCGGTACCGCCCCGCGCCACGCCCAGCGTGGTGATCGTCGGCTCTTTGCCATTAAGCTGCGTCTGGATCGACGAGGTCACGCCGTCGAGGTAGCCGAGTTCGGCCGGGGACAGCGACGCGCCATTCGCGGTGATGCTGCCAGCAACAGTCAGAACCTTACCCGAACCAACATTGAGGCCAACGCTCGTACCGGAACCGGCTGCGGCGAAGATAGCGTCAATCGTATCGAGGTCGGTGTTGAGCTTAGTACCCCAGGTATCGGCGCTGGCACCGACTTCCGGTTTCGTAAGTCCAAGGTTCGTCGTGGTAGTATCAGCCATAATTTACCTCACGCAGCCAATGAGTCTGGAAATACTCGCGGCGTCCAAGTTTCGCTTGTATCAGAAAGCGGAGTCCAAGTCTCGCTTGTTGTTTCTTGCGGCGTCCAAGAAATAGCAGTATCCGCCTGAGTAGTCCATGTCTCAGGCGTAGTTTCTTGTGGCGTCCAACTTTCCGGTGTTACCGGTTGCGGCTCCCACTTCTCTACCGCATCTACAGTTACGCTTGACTGCGCATTCGCAGCGATAGCGGCGCCCAGAACGCGCGTAGCAGAGACTTGCGCGGACGACTGCGCGTTGGTCGTAATGCTGACAAGGAACACGCCTTGCAGCGTGCAACTAACCGAAGCCGCGGCGTCTGATGTAGCGCCGCTCTGCTGAATGCGAGTAGCGGCAACAGTCGTACTAGACGTGGCGCTGGACGTGATGCTCGGCTGCTGGACGCGCGTAACCGAAACCGAACCGCTTGCCGCTGCATTAGCTGTAGCGGAGATCGACTGGACGCGATTAGCAGTAACAGTCGTCGAGGACGTAGCCGACGTATCGACAGCGGCCAGCTTTACGATCTGCGCGGACGCAGACGCAGAAGACGTGGCGCTTACGGCGACCACAATCTCCTTGGGGTCTATGCCGTAATTGCCACGTCCGTAAAGGCCGCTACCGTAGCCGGCCATCTATCAGTCCAGATTAATGTCGAAGTCTCCGGCCGGGATGCGAAGCACATCGCCCGACGCAATAGTCTTCGAAGTCGTGAGCGCGCCGTAGGCCAGCAGATTGCCGCCCGACAGTGCATCATAAACAGCGGCGTAAGTGATCGTGCCCCATGAACCAGTGGCGGTCGGAAACTCAACCGCGGCCGTGTTCGAAGCCTGGTTGTTCGTCACGGTGAACGCAATCGTCTGGCGGGCATACGAACCGCCCGACACTTCGGTGCCGCTGCCGGTTTCGCCCGGATCGCTGGTGAACAGCGCGACGTACAGAGTGGACGGAGCGGTATACGCGGTCGCCCCGAAGACGTGCAGGAGAACCTTGTTCTCAAGATAATTCGAGAAAGACATTCAACCGATCCTTAACCAAACGTGCGGAAACGCGACTTCAACTTGGACGACCCGATGCGGGCGCGTTCGTCGGCCAGCATCATATCATCAAACAGGCGCTGATACAGCCCGGCCCAGACATTAATCCGGTCGTCTTCCTTCAGATACGGAGCCGACTGGATTAGGGCTGCGTAGAGGTAGAGATCGGGGCTTTCTTCTAGCAGCCAGTTAGACGTGTTGCTATCAGACAGCGCCGGAATCTTGGCGTAGTAGAGAAGCTCGGCGTCGTACTCTCCGTCGGGATACGGCACGACCTGGAACTGCTGGCCGATGGTCGTGTAGAACAGCGGCTGCTGCGATGCACTGTAGACCTGGCTCTCTTCCAGCGCCTGTTCCGGCGTGACGTAAAGCAGCGGCGTAATCGGGTTCGTGTTAAGCTGGAACCGAATGGTCTGGAGCCAATCAGCCGGCACCGCGAAATAAGGCGTGTCCAGCGTGGCATCCGAGCGTGTCACCATCTTACGGTGGCGGACAGTCCGGTTGAACTGTGCCTCGGCCAGTGAAATGAAATTAGGGATTGTGGTGTCCAGATCGTCCCGGTTCAGCCAATCCGCGATGGCCGACTTCAGTTCTGCGTAAGTCGTAATCGCCATCAGATCGTCCCCGGTCGTACACGCCACATTTCATTGGCGGGATCATTGAGCCACTTCACGAGTTCCTGTTGGTCGTCCAGGATACCCTTCTGCTTTAGCTCCATGTAGACCGTCATCGGGATGCGGCCAACGTGGGTAAACTCGCCCCAGCGTTTCGGAGCGGCGTCAAACGCGGCCCTGTTCGACTCAACGATCCCGGTAACGTCCTGCTCTTTTACGATGACAGCGTTATCGTCGGTGCCGTCGTAGTCAAGGTAGGTGTTGATGCCGGTTTCGGCGTCGGTAGAAATAAGGCGCTTAGTCACTTACGTGTCCCCACGTTCTGCGGGTTCTTACACCGCGAATACAGTTTTGGCTAAGACCCAATTCTCTAGCTAGAGAGGCGTGAGACTTTTCCTTGTTTTGCCTTATATAGCGAACCAGGTCATCATTCAACTTCGATTTACCGTTTCCAGTTCCGGTCGGCGCTACAGTGCGTTTGCGCCCCTTGCGTATCATGTCCTGCGTATTTTCCCTGTACGTTCCAACTGACAAATGGTCTGGGTTTACGCACGACGGGTTATCACAAGAGTGCATTACGACTAGGCCATCGGGTATCGGCCCCCTATGCACTTCGTACGAGTATCGGTGGGCGGATATGGTTTTACTCCCACGTCCGCCTTCTTGTAGCGAGCCATACCCTCTACGGCTCGTGTTGCCGGTCCACACCCAGCACTCATCTGTTTTCTCTATATGACGAAAAAATCGTTCGCGTACTTCCGCGTGGGACCGACGTGTATCGTCTGGCGTTCCAGTGCGCCTTACGCGCAAGTTGTGCTTATTGCACATACCGTTCGCCCGAGACTGGTTCTCGCAGTTTTCAACTGAGCAAATATTCATACAAACAACCTCCGATGCAGGACTTACTGCACCGGAGGTTGCGTGTTGTCAAGTCTTAATTAAGCCGTGGTAAGATCCGCAACGATGCCGTGAGCGGCTTCGTTCGAGACCTTCAGACCGTATTCGACCAGCATCAGGCGCTTCTCAGCGTCGCCGGTCTTAGCCAGTTCCATCTGCTGAATCGGACGCAGGATGGCCATCGACGCGTAGTCGGGGTCAACCACGAACGCGTCACGAGCGCGCTGGAAGCGGTTCGGCACGATGTTCACGGTGCCGAAGTCCGACACGTAAACGTCGGCGGCGCCGATGATCTGGGCCTGCTGGCCAGCCGGAACGTCGCGGTAACGGGTAGCGATACCGTCGAAGGCCGAAGCAGCCTGCTTGTTGAACGCGCCAACCATCAGCATCTTCGGCGTGCCGCCCGAGGTCCAGACCTGCGAGATGACATCCTTCAGCAGAGCTTCGGTGAACGCACGCTGCGTACCATCGGTACGAGCCGAAACGCCCGAGTTGTTGGCGCCGTCCGAAGCCTTGTTGACGTTGGTCTTGATCCAGGCCGGAAGACCAGCGGTGCGGCGAGCGGTGGTGGTGTTACCGGCAACCGGCGACTGGTTGGCAAGCAGGGCGCTTTCCATGTCGCGCTTCAGTTCCGAACCCAGCTTGGCAAGCTGATAGGTCAGTTCCGAACGACGGCCGGCCTTGTCCAGAGCTTCCAGCGTACCCGAGATCACGACGTTCTTGGTCGAAATCTGGGTGTAGTTGCCGACGCGGCTGGTCGGGTTCACGGCGGTGAACGACGAAACGTCGTCGCCTTCCAGCGCAGCGTTCGAAGCCGAAGCAGCGGCCAGGCTGTCGGTCTGCCATTCGAAGTAGGTGTTCTTAACGTTCTCGCGGCCGATGTTCGAGATGAACGGGGTTTCTTCCGGCGAGATGTTGTAGATCACATTCGACAGGTCTTCACGGATACCGATAGCCGAATAGCGGGTGAAAGTGTTGGTAACAATTGCCATTAGTAAATTCCTCTTAGATGAGTTTGTCCAAAAGCGCAGCCGCATCGGAAATACGGCCAGTACGCACGAGGCGCTGCGATGCCCTCTTTACTTCGGTCGAACCCGTCTTGACTTGCGTACCGCTACTGCCGGGCTTCACAATTCGCGCCACCTTCTTGGTTGCAGGCGCTTTTGATTCAGCCACAGTCTTAGTACCCTTATCAAACAGCATGGCCTTACGCAGAATAGCGATGTGTGACGCCTGTTGCAGCGAGTTCACATCCTGTTCCGTCAAGCCGTTTGCAATAGCCCAGTTGCGAAGATCGTTGACTTCCCGTGTCAGCACTTCCTGGTTCTTCCACTCAGGGATCACTTCAGGCAGTTTGGCACGTTCGGCCTCGATAAACGCAGCCATCGCACGCTGCTGTTCCTTGGCGTTTTCCTGTGCGAGACGCTCCTGCTCGGCCTTGATGGCTTTGAGCTTTTGCGTTTGTTCCTCACGGGACTTGCGCCAATGACGTTCCAACCGCGCTGCCTCAATGGGGTCTTCATCATAAAGACTATCCCAATCAGGCTCCGCAGCAGCACTCTGCTCCAACTGCTGACGCAGTGCGGGCAGAAGCTGCTCGTATTGAGCGCGTTCGTTGCGGATCGACTCCACTTCGGCCTGAAGCGTCTTGCGCTCGTTGGCCAGAGCGGTAACTTTCCGCGTGTAATCCGCCGTTCTCGAATACCCATTCCGAAGTTCGGCCAGGGTGACTTCCATTTCTTCACCGTCAACTTTGACCTTGACAGTGAGGTCTTCGGAAAGTTCCTGCGTTACCTCTTCCTCGGCATCTTCATCCGCCGGTTCAGAGTCTTCAGCTTCGAGTTCTTCTTCAGTCTGCCCGTCGGCTTCGCTGTCGTCGTACTCTTCAACTTCAGTCTCTTCACCCATTTCTGGGTCTAGCGCCTCAGTCTCTTGGTTGTCCTCTTCAGGGCCGAGAAGTTTACTGATGGCAAGAGTTGCTTCGTGAAGTCCGATCCCGGTATCGGGGTTGCCGTCCTCAGTCGCCATATATCACCTTTTAGCTGCGATGTTAACTCCTCAATGCGATAGTACCGTCATCAAGGATTGCCCGAAGTCGGGCCTTCAAACGCTCAAGACATTTGAGCGTAAGAAATAGATCGGTGCGCTCGTCATAGTTATGCACCGATGTGTCTTTCCATTCGTTGAAGATGTCCTTCTCGATACGGTTGAAACACTCAACGAGTAGTTCGTCTTCGAGCAGGCGCTTCGCGTGATTACCGCGATCTATTTGCTTTTGCTTGTCCATCATCCGTTCGGTGTAGTAGCCGATGGGAGAAGTGTAAATGGTGCAGCGGGTGCGGCAGGTTGGCTAAAGAAACTCCACTCCGGCCCTTGGCCGTATGTTTCGTAGTTGCCGGTATACTGCTGGTAAGCGCCACGGCCGAAGGTCGGCACTGCGCCGAGTGTCGGTGTGTAGGTCGTGGTCGGCGTAGTAGAACTGCCCTGACCGACTCCGAGCGCGTCAAGTACACCACCGCCGATGGAGTAATACTTCATGATGTCATTAAGCAAACTAGGCTTAGATGCTTCCGGCGATTCTACCGACATCTTCCCGGTAGTAGGATTAGTAGTAACCGTCGGCAAGAAAGGCGCAGCCGTAGACGCGAGAATGCTGCCAAGACTGGCGCTTGGCGGCTTAGAGCCTGTAACCACAATTTCATCGAGTCCAGCGCCGGGTTGTGCGGCAGGCGGCTGCTCCGGTGAAATTGTTTGATTCGGCTGAGGCTCCGCCGACGCAGGCGCATTAGTTGCTACGTTTGTAAACAGAGACGGAGCGAAAGGAGCCGCTAAAGCGGCGGTAGCAGCCGCTAAACCGCCCGCGCCGATCCCCGCTGCGGGGGCGCCAGTTACGACGATATCGCCAAGGACCGGGGCCAATGCGCCTAAACCGCCAGCCGTTGTTCCGGCTCCGGCTGCTATCGGAGCGGCTGCGGCTGTTCCCGCCGCCGTACCCGCTGCGGTTCCTGCGGCCGTTCCACCGGCAGCGGTTCCGGCCCCACCAGCACCAGCGCCAAGGCCAAGCGCATTGAGACCGAAAGCGGCGCCTGCGATAGCGGCCATCGGCAAGATCATGCTGCCAAAGCTACCGGCGTCTGACTTACTGAAAAGCTGCGAACCGGGAACGATGTTGCCGCTTGCGTCGGCCTGGTAGAGCGCCCAGTTGCTTTTATCGCTCGACATATCGACGAGCTTCTGCATCTCTTCCGGAGTGCTTGCCCGGCCGAGAACTTTCTTTCCGGACTCATCGGTCAAGACATACTGTTCGCCAGGCTGGAACACGACAGGTGCAGCGTTCTGGTAAGTGTAGCCGCCCGCATCGTTAGGAATACCGATCTTGTTTCCAGTGTCGAAACGGTAAACCATATTCGGATCATAGGCCGGACCCGGATCAGTTAGAAACGACCCGAGGTTGAGTAGGTTGATCTTACTCAGGTCGGTGTAGTCGATAATCGGCTCAGCCGTTACGGGCTGCGCGGTAGGCAGCGACTGCTGGCCATCTGTAACGGGGACCGCAGTTACCGGCTGTGCGGTGGGAAGACCCTGTTCGCCAGCAAGCAGAGCGTTAAGCAGACCAGCTTCTTCGGGCAGTAGACCGTAGTTGTTATCTGCCATTACATCGTCCCTTCAGGCGGCATCGAGGGCTGTTCGGGGGCGGGGGCCGGTTGAGCGGCTTGCGCTGCCTGTGCGGCTTGTACAGCGGCGGTAGCGACGGCGCGCTGCGTCTCGGCCTGCTGGCGTGATACTTCGCGGTCACGCTGCACCATCGCTTCGATCTGGGCCGTGTTGACCTGTGCGCCGTACTTGGCTTCGATCTCTGCGGCCTTGAGCATCA